TATCCATCCTCAATGGAATTGTAGATCGTCGTGGTGGCTGGATGTATTATAACGACCGTAAGTGGCAGGGTTCTCAAGCACTTATTGATTCACTTCGTGAAGAAGTTGATTTAAGAACTGAACTTACTGCTGCAGTAATGGATACGTTAAAGTCTGCACCAGTGTTGATGCTAAGTACAGATGAAGAGTGAAGGACAAAAACAATCGTTAAAGCATGAAAAACGATTGCAAAAGATTACGGGTGGCCAGCGCAGCGCTGCCTCCGGAGCTTTTTGGTCACGTAAGGGTGACGTTAGAGATGACGAACTCCTTATTGAGCATAAGTGGACCGGTAAGAAATCTGTGACTATTAAGTCAGAGGTTTTAAAAAAGATTACAACCGAAGCAATTCTAGACAGTCGTATGCCTGTTCTAGGGTTGCACCTTGATGGTGAGAATTACGTCGTTCTATTAGAGGAGGATTTCTTTGAGTTACGTAATTCAATAAAAGGTGAGTAATGCGATATAGCGATGATCCAGCATGGACCTGGAGATATGAAGCCAAGTGTCAAGGTGAAGATACAGAGATGTTCTTTCCGCCACGAGATAAGGCTTTGTACAAACCAATAGCTGACAAAGCTAAAGCAATCTGTTTAGGTAAAGACGGCAGACCAGCTTGCCCGGTTAGACAAGAGTGCCTTAAAGAGGCTATAATTAATAATGAGCTCCACGGAATCTTTGGCGGTATGTCGCATAGAGAAAGAAATGCGGCTCAGCGTAAGTATGAGAAAAAAGGCACAACCTTAGAAGAGTGGTTAGAGAAAGAGGGCAGAAAGTATGGCAACACCTAAAACCATTGCTAGTAAGGATTTAAAAGCGTTTTTAGAAACAAAGAAAAGAACAACACGTCTTATGGGTGCTGTAGAGCGCCACGTATTGACACGTCCATTTGATGACCGTGACATGAGTTATATTCACCCGTCTGATATTATTAAAGATGACTGGTGTGCTCTTGCACAATACCACGCTGTTAACGGCAACTACGTAGAGACTCGTGATAAGACCCCTGCCCGTCTCGCATCTATCTTTGCCGAGGGACACACCATCCACGCTAAGTGGCAAAAGTGGTTTGAGGATATGGGAGTACTGTACGGTAAATGGTACAACCCCGTAACTAAAGACTACACCTGGGCTACATCTAAAGACCTTCAAGGACTTGCTAGTAAAGAATACGCAGAAGTATCTTTGCGTAGCGATAAGCATATGATCCGTGGACACGCTGATGGTTGGATTAAGGGCTTAGGCGAGGACTGCCTAATTGAGATTAAGTCTATTGGGTCTGGCGGTATTCGTATGGATGCACCGGCTATCATGGCACAGGCAGATGACAATGTGGAAAAAGCTTGGAAGAACATTAAGACTCCTTTCCGTTCTCATCAGCTTCAAGGCCAGGTATACCTACATCTTTGCCACTTAATGGCTGAAGAAGGCCTGCTTGAGTCTGCTCCTAAAGAGATTGTGTTTATCTATGAACTTAAAGCAAACCAAGAATACAAAGAATTTGTAGTACAGTACAACCCTGAGTTTACTAAAGATATTTTTGACAGGGCTTTAGACGTAGCTTGGGCAGTAAATAATAAGCGACCACCAGTCTGTAGCACAGATCCTGCATCAGGTTGTAAGCGTTGCGCACCATTTCAGGAGGCAAAGTGAGTATTAGCAGAGATGTCTTAGCAGCAGTAAATGAGTTAGGTTTTTCTTTAACTGTTAAACCAGAGTACAACATACCTGACCTACCTAGAGATATTACTGAGTTAGACGACGAAGGTCTTATGGATCTATTTGTACAGTTTACTCAATGGAACGACCACCTTGCAGGTGCTCAAGCTATTGCTATTATTAATGAACGTGAAGCACAGCGCACACTAGATAACGCTGAAGCTTCTAGCATGCTTAGCAACTGGACTGGTGCGAAGGGTGATCGAATTACCCTAATTAAAGCACAGATTGCAGCTAGCAAAGAGATCCAAGATCTACAGCATGAGCTAGATGTAAAGTACGCTTTTCGTAAGCTAATTGAAACACGCACTCTCAATGTTGAGAGAGACTCACAATTAGTATCTCGTGAGCTCACACGTCGCACTTCTGATGGTGGAGGTATGCGATCAAGAACTCGGAGGTTCAACACTTAATGCCTAGTCAGAGTAGGAAACATCGTGGATATAGATCACAAAAAGTTGTGGCAAATTACTTGGCGGAAAATGGGTTTCCATTTGCTGAGAGCACTGGTGCTGGTCGTAGCGGTACTGATGTTACTGGAACAATCGGAATTGATTGGGAAGTAAAGGCACGCAAAGATTTTAACCCCAGCGCCGTTATAAAGCAGTTAAAGGAGCGACATAACGGGAAAGATCTACCTGTAGCTGTACTGCGCTTAAACGGGCAGGGAGAGGCCTCTATTGGGGAGTGGGTAACCATCCTACGACTAGAAGATTTTGTAGGCCTACTTAAGGCAGCGGGATACGGAGATACACCGTAATATAGTCTCTTAGGTGGGCATAAAACTAAGGACTACAACTCGTGAATGAAAAAGAAAATGAAGAAAAGTTCCTGCGTGTAAGCGCTGGATCTAATGCACAATCCGTTGGCTCAGCAATTGCTCACGCACTATATGAGGCCCCACAGGTCAAATTACGTGCAGTAGGTGCTTCAGCCGTAAACCAGGCAGTAAAGGCTATAGCTATAGCTCGAGGTTACGTGGCTCCACGTGGCTTAGATCTTACGTGTAAGCCTGGATTCGCTACAGTAGAGTCTAGAGATGGATCTATTTCTGCGATTGTCTTTACTATTTCAGTAAATTAATATATTATTTATGCCAAGAGATCTCTAACAGTTAGGTACTAACAATGGCAAAATCAGATCAAGACGCAGCCCTAGCGGGTATGGCAGCACAAGGCCGTACACCAATGGGCAAAGAAGGAGTTAAGTTTACTTCTCCTTCAGCTTCACCAGCAGCAGGTACTCTTATCCCTAAGAAGAACACTGCAGCCGGAGACCCAACCGCTATGGGAACAAAAGTTTCACGTCCAAACGTGCCAGCTGCCCCAGGTGGAGAACGTAACAGTGCTGCATATTCAATCAAGGCGCGATACACAAAGGCAACAGACCCAGCATCAGGTTTAACACAGGCTAATAGTCGCATTGTTTCTCCGTCTGTAGTTCGAAGCACACAAAGCTTTGACCAAGGAATTGGCACTTCTTACTAAAATGTACTATAATAATAATAGAGGCCTATTAACCTAGGCCTCTATTATTAAATTTGGAGGCGCGATGAGTTTAGATGCTTTGTATTCTGAGGCAAAAGAAAAAAACCCCAATGTAGCGGGTAAGTGTGTGGTTGGAGCTTGGGCTGTTTCCCTTGACGAAAAGAACCTAACCGCATTTGAAAATTCTTTAAATGATGATGACTTCTCAACTAGAAGTCTTCATACGCTGTACAAATCTGCAGGTGCAACATTCGGTATAACGTCGCTCAAAGAGCACAGAAATGGGAACTGTTCATGTCACTAGAAGATGCATACAATAATGCTAAAGCAGACTCAGCATTAAACTCAATTGAAAAACTATTAAAGAACAATGGACTAACCGCAGAAGATGTCGGTAAGGTTAGCAAAGTTAGTTTATCTAACAACCCCGACGACACTAAGATTATCCTTTCTCCTAAATGGGGTGAAGGCCCAACCTGGCAACCAGTGCAGCATGCAGAGCCCGTAGTCGTACAACCAAAGGTTCGTACACCATCTCTGATCAGCAGCGACTGGAAGGTTGCGGTTGCATTACCTGATCCACAAATCGGTTATCGCAAGTATGAAGACGGTACCTTGGATCCATTCCACGATGAGGCCGCTATGGATGTAGCGCTACAAGTCGTAGGTTTGGACCATGGTCACCCTCTTGCTCAAATTATTAACCTAGGAGATTTCCTAGACTTACCTATGTATGGAACATACGAACAGGAGACTAACTTTGCTCACACTGCCCAGCTTGCTATTAATCGTGGTCATCGTTTCCTTGCTGAGCAGCGTGCTAATGCCGGCGTGGATGCGAGAATTATCCTTCTTGAGGGTAATCACGACAAGCGTCTCAATCGTTTTATCAACACTAACGCTGCTGCTGCTTACGGTGTTAAAGTAGCAAATATGCCAGATGCTTGGCCTGTGCTAAGCCTGCAAAATCTATTACGTTGTGACGAACTTGGAGTGGAGTTTATTGATGGTTACCCAGCTGCTGCACATTGGATTAATAAGCGTCTTCGTGCTATGCATGGTGATCGTGCCAACGCCTCCGGTTCAACGGCTGCTCAATATGCAAATTCGAATCCGAATATATCCACGCTCTTTGGTCACACTCATCGGATGGAACAGCAATCAAAGACGGTATTTGATCGTGACCAAGCAATTAAGAGCGTCTCTTTTAGTCCGGGATGCCTCTGTCGAGTTGATGGAGCAGTACCCTCTGTCAAAGGTGGGGTGGACGTTAAGGGGCAAGCTCTCCAGTATTTTGAAAACTGGCAACAAGGTGTAAGCGTTATCTTCTTTAAAGATGGTGATGACGATAGTTTCCACTTTGATCAGGTTCATATTCACAAGGGCAAGACAATGTACCGTGGACAAGAGATCCACTCTACAGTTGATAAACTAGGAAATTTACTATAATAAAAAAGCCCCCCGTAATTGGGGGGCTTTCTTATTTGTAATTACTTACCGCAAGTAGGGCACTTAGCTGGGGCAGCAGTTGCTGCAGCAGCTCCAGTAAACTTAGGGCGACCAAAGCCTACGATTGAAATAAGAACCTTCTTAGGGTTCTTCTTGTAAGCACGTAGCTTCTTAGAAACCTGACCACCATTACGCTGTGACCCCTTATCATCTGGGCTTGTGTTTCCTTCAATGCACCAGACTGTTCCATCGCCGTTGTCCTTGATAACAATTCCAACGTGAGAGATGCGGTCTACGCCATCTGATGGGAAATCAAAGTAGGCGATATCTCCCGCATCCGGATCCGCAATGTCTCCGTCAATCCATGAGTTAGCTTTTTTAAATGCTGCTGCCCCACCAGGTGTGTAAACGGTATTAGGTACCTTTACCCCTGCTTCATTAGCGCACCAGTTTACAAAGCTTCCGCACCATGGCTGAAAGTTAGACTTTGTGTAGGCACCGTACTTTGTTTCGTTATCTTTAGGTCCTTCAATAGTACCTAGTTCTGCTGTTGCAACTTCAATTAACTTAGCTGCTGTTCCTTTGTCTGCCATTACTTGTCCCAACTCTCATCTACTGGTTGCTCTGCTGGAACTTCGCCGTCTTGCTTAGTACCAGATGAGATAACAATGTCAGTTCCGTTTTGCTTAGCTTCAACTTTTAGGTCAGCTTCTGTCTTAGAGTTAACATCAACTGCTGCAAACGCTGCGTTGATTTCACCTAGGTCAAGCTTACCGTCATTCATAAAGCCACGAGCTAGCTTCTCTACGACTGCAGCAACTGCTGTAAGTCCAGCTACTAGAACTGCTTTTGTAATAGAGATGCCTGCAACTGCTCCAGCACCAATTACTGATAGACCGCTAGCTGCAAACACAGCTACGATTCTTAGCAAAATATTTCCGATTGATTTCATTCTTCATCCTTTGGGTTACGTAGAGGATAAGTAACTGCCCATGCAAATAGTGTTCCGATGATTGCGTATCCAACTACGGTCTTTGCAGATCCATCAAGGACTACCCAGGCAATAAACATGCCTAACAATGTCCATAGTTGATCAACCATATCTTTTAGTATTCTCAAGGTTTACGTCTCCTTATTCCTTTTGACTCACCAGATCCGCCACCGGATCCTCCTCCGCCCCCACCACCTGTAGATCCACCGGATGTAGTTCCACCTGTAGTTCCTGCAGCTGCTGACACAGCATTCATTGCAGCTCCGGCTGCAACCACTGTGGCAACAACCATATCGGTTGCCTCTTCACGTTCTTCTGTAGACATATCAGCACCGATACTTCCTAGTGCTTGAAGGGCTTGACCTGGGTCACTGAATATTGCGCCAATTAACTCCGCTGGGTTCTCTAACAATACGAGAGCTGCGGCAACGTCTGCTGTAATTATAACTTCATTTCCGTTTTCATCCTGCCTAACCTCAACAGGAGTACTTTCGGGAAGGTCTTTGTACTCAATACCTGCAGCAGCAATGGCTTCTGCAGATACTGGCCCACCATTTGCCTCTTCAATAAGGGTGTTAGCAACCTCTGTTTTTTGCTCTGGTGTTAGTGTTCCTTCAGCAGCTGCCTGTTCTAATTCTTTTTTCTCAGCTTCAGCAGCAGCTTCTGCTTCAGCTTTGGCATTAGCTTCTTCTTGCGCTATAGCCTCGGCTTCTGCCTTAGCATCAGCCTCTGCTTGTTCCTTAGCCTCAGCTTCAGCAGCTAATCTTTCTTCCTCTGCTTTAGCATCTGCTTCGGCTTGCTCTCTAGCCTCTTCCTCTGCAGCTAAACGTTCAGCCTCTGCCTTAGCAGCTGCTTCTTCCGCAGCTAATCTGTCTGCCTCTGCTTGTGCTGCAGCCTCTTCTGCTGCAATTCTATCGGCTTCAGCTTTAGCAGCCGCTTCTTCTGCTGCGATGCGTTCTTCTTCAGCCTTGGCCGCTGCTTCTTCTGCCGCAATTCTTTCTTCTTCAGCTTTAGCTGCAGCTTCCTCGGCAGCAATTCTTTCGGCTTCAGCTGCTGCTGCAGCTGCTTCAGCAGCTAACCTGTCTGCTTCGGCTTGCGCCGCTGCTTCAGCTGCTGCTTTATCTCGTGCTGCTGCTTCAGCTGCTGCTTTCTCCGCAGCAATACGTTTTGCTTCTGCTTCCGCCGCTAATTTTTCTGCTGCTTCTTTTTCAAGTCTTGCTTTTTCTGCCGCTGCCAATGCTGCAAGTCTGTCGGCCTCTGCTTGGGCTGCTGCTTGCTCTGCTGCGATGCGTGCCGCTTCTGCAGCTGCCGCTTCCTCTGCAGCAATACGTGCAGCCTCTTCAGCTGCTGCTTGTTCTGCTGCAACTCTTGCTGCCTCTGCTGCAAGTGCCGCTTGTCTTGCTGCCTCAGCAGTTGCTGCTTCTTCTGCAGCTATTCGAGCAGCTTCTGCTGCAGCTGCTGCTTCAGCAGCAAGTTCTTCTGCGGTCTTCCCAATTTTAAGAGTTACAACATTTGAACTTTGAGAGTATAAAGCTAGGGTGTCATTGTCTGATCTAATACTAAAAGACCATACCGTACCGCTTGGCCTTAATGACTCAAGCAAAGAGTGGTTAATTGTTATTGTTGTGTCTAAAGAATTAGGGCCACCAACATTTCCAGTAGCAATTCCCCATCCATTGCACTCAGAACAATTAAAACTTATTGCATATCTTTCTGGTTGAGTATTACCAGTGTCTGGAGCATCCCAATCTAAAACCGTTGAGGTTGCCCCGTCAACTACGGTTAAATTTCTTGGGGCACCTATTGTTTTTACTACTGGGGCTGCTTGCGATGTAAAGGCTTCTGCTGGGATAACCTGCATTGATCCAGATTGGTCCCACAGCAATTGAACCCAGGCACCGCCACCATTTTCGTAGTACATTAACTCTATAGTCTTTGGGACTCCTGCCGTAAAGGCTACTGGAGAGCTCGTAGTTCCACCGCCACCTTTATCAACCCAGTCGCTTGTTATTAGAGCTCCGTCAAGGTAAAGTTTAGTTCCGTCATCCGCTGTAGCTAAAAATGATATGTTTTGAGTTGTGTTACTTCTTATAGACCCAGTGAATCTTACGATAACATCTTCTGAAGGCCCACCAAGTACACTACCGCCGCCCCATTGAAAGTTAATGTTGGGTACGTTTGTAGTTACTGTTGCAGTATCTCCTTGGGGTATGTAGGGAGAACCATTTTGGCCGAGTACATTATGTACCTGA